CCCTGCCCAATTCTTTGTTGACGGTATTGCATTACTTCTTGAAAATGTTTTTCTTGTTCAAGTAGAGCAAAAGCACGTTCTCTTTCAAGACGCTCTGCTTCCAACTGTTGTTGGAAGTCTTGCTCTTTCTTTGTTAGGAGAGCACGGATGTCCATGTCTTCTTCTAACTTCTTTTCCTCAATTTCAGCCTGCTGTTGACGAGCAAGTTCTTCTTGCTCTGCTTTCTCATCGCGCTCCTTCTTCAAGGTAGCAAGTTCTTCTTTTAGTTTTTCCATTTGCGGATACAACTTTTCTTTCTCTTGTGCACGAGCACGAGATAAGTCTTCGGCTGAAAAGCCAAAGTCAGTTGCTTCCTGAGAAGCCTTACTTTCCACGATAGGAGTAGCAGTCTCTTGCATTGCATTCAACGCTGACTCAATCTGTACTTCTTGTACTTCGGTGTTTTCCATAGTAGTTCAGTATCCGTTTCCTTGGTTATTGTCCGAATGCGGTTTTACCCGCGTGTCCCACATTTC